CTTGGTAGCGTCAAGCAAGGCTTGTAGTATCACAGAGAGGAATAGGACGCGCTCCTCACTGGTGTTGGTTGCGAAGAATATATCTTCAATCGTTGATAGACCGTTTGCTGCACCCTTCATTTCTTAACCCTTTTCACTGGGGTAGGGTCATCAATACGTTTAGGCATATAACGTATGGCACCGATCTGTTTATTGTAGTAGAGGGGCGTCATATCATCAGTCATGTATGTCGTCAAGACATCACGCTTGTGCTGTAGGTTTGCCTCTGCATAGGTGAGCCAGCCACGGGTCATATACTCTGCAAGGATTTCGAAGATGAACTTATCCTTGCCAAGGTCTTTGATGTCCTTGTTCAACTCTTTAGATGAACCAGTATATGTTTCCCATTTAGACTTGGACACCTTCTTACCTTTGCGGTAGAAGTAGTACTGTTTCTTACCCACATATTTCCTACCTGACACTGTGTTGGTTACGAGGTAGATGAAACCAAATGCAGTGTCAGGCTTGAGTGTCAGGATTGTATCCCAATGCCCATGTGTTTTCTTTTTTCTTTTAGTCATGTTAACTTACTTGATCAAGCTCCTTAATAGGCATAGACCAATGGTCAGACCTAGCCTTGAACCCATTTGATGGGTCATATTCTCCACGTTTAACAAATCTTGCCCCATCAAAGAAGGACACTTTTGATTTGTTGCCTAAGACCCAGCCAACGCTGAGGTCATCCTTAACCCTACAGAACCCGTAGATATCACAGGCTTGCTTAAGGTTATGGTTACTTATTGAAGCATCGTAATGAGGCTTAGGTACAGCAGATGTCTTCTTAGTCTTCACATCCACCTTAGTCCCATCATCCATTACGATATCATAATCATATGTGTTGAGGTGTTTACCCCCACATGCCTCAAGATAGATAAGCTCACCCAAGAAACCATATAGGTTACCCTTGCCTTGCATGATGCTTGCCTTCAAGACACCCATCCCATCAGCCATACGCTTGGCCTTGATGATCATGTCCTCTGTGATGGGTACTTCAATCATGTAGTAATCTCCGGTACTCTGGGTTGTTTACTGATGTGGGTGTAGTACTTAACGTACGTAGAGTACTGGAACTTACGTAAGCCTATCCCATCATTGATGTCAGCCCAGCACCCTTCCTTATAATCACACCAGCCACATGCCTTGTCCAAGGTACGGTTACCACTAGCACCATCAGGGACATCACTATGGCAGCGTTCAGGTAGGGTATCCATAGCCTTCAACTCTTTAACCCTGTCAGAGGCGTTGATCATCTCCATGCTATGCACATCAGCCAAGGCAAGCTCACCTGTCACCTTGTTCATGGCAAGGAAGGTTGCCCTATCCTCACCCTCTGCCTCAGCATAGGATGATACCTGTGGGATATATCCGAAGGCATCGTCAGCACCTACGTTATTGTCCGCAAACTTCTTAAAGCCAAAAGGACTCGCACTTTTAATGTCACATATGACACCATCAATCTTAGCATCCATGTGTCCCAAGACACCTTCAACGCATACTTCTTTCTGTTCATCTGTCACCTTATGTCCAGCCGTCTTAACCAACAGCAAGATTAATTCCTCAATGATGTCACCGAACAGGAACTTAATCCTTGTAGTAGCATCAAGCTGCTTCCTCTCCATGTCCTGTAGGTCATACCATGTGACACGGTTAGGCTTCCCTATTTGGGAGAGTCGGAGGTTTTGTGGGCCTTCCCTAACTTCCGTGATCTGACGTACAATAGCCCTTCGTATAGCAGATACATGACTATCAAGAGTATCGTCATCAGGACAAGTCCCATTATAAAAAACATCGTATATGTCCTCCACTACTGTGTCTATTTGTTTCATCGTAGATGTCCTTTCAAAAATATGGGCCACACACATATGTATTGTGTTAAAGAACTACACATATACACACACATGTGGCCCATGAGGTTACGCCACCTGTTATATTACCTTAGTTATTCAGCGGCGAGTGGGATATCATCGAAGTCATCATCATCACCGGCATCATCGTCTGAGAGGTCATCGAAGTCCTCATCATCACCATACTCTACCAGTTCAAGTACCTGCACAGCCTTCAGGTCAGCACCAATGCCAGAACCAAACTGATTGTTATACTCAAACACGGCATACTTAACATTAACAATACTCCCATTACCTACGAGTACATTAAGGGGGCGCTTCTTCTTATCAATCAGGGTAGGTGCCTGATTATCCTTGCCATCTTTACGATGAGTCCTACGCTTCAGGGATACGAAGTCTCCACGGTCATCTCCCTTGTTCTTAACCTTAAGTCCATCAGCCACAACCTTAGCCTTATTAGCCTTATCAAGTGACACATCAATCTGCCACGTCGGTTCAAAGGTAGTGTTAGGTGAGGTGATAGAAGCCCAGTGTGCAGTTCCGTTGATGATTGTCATAATAGGTATGTTCCTTTCTGGTAGTCGTTTCAAATATGTGGACAGACTATCCTGCCCGTTTCATTTAGTGATTATATAGATATTCTCAGGCATGTCAAGCCCATTAATGTAAATAGTTTAGGGCTGCTGATAAACTTTCTTTACTGTCTTTAAAAAGACCAAGCCCTCTATTACAGTTATGACATAACAATCCCCTGACTTTACCAGTAGCATGACAATGGTCTACTACTAATTTTAACTTATGATGTTCAGCCATAGTGAACCCATCACCACCACATATAGCACACTTACCTTCCTGTGTATCATACATATCTATATATTTCTTGTAGTCTATATTGTATGTACGTTCTAAGTATCTTGAAGTGAGTGCTGTATGGGCGCAAGTATCAGAGCAGTACTTACTACTCGGAGCTTGAGGGGAGTACATGACATCACATATACCGCAGTGCTTATCTTTAAAATGTCCCTGTGGATATTTTGTTGGATGAGCAGTTTGTTCTGTCTTTAATTTGTTCTGCTGCTTATACTTAATCTGTGTATCCATAACTAAACCTCCAATTAATAAATTAACATACGAGGAATAGGTTTACAAGTTAATGAGTCTCAGACCAGTTCTTACCTACTTTAGAATCACAATCTAAAGGGCATTTTACTTTTAATATTTCTTCAGACTTATCAATTGCTTGTTTAGCAATTAGCTTCAACTTATCTACATCATCTTTATGAACTATCATAGCATACTCATCATGGATCGATCCTACCAGAGTAACATCAAGCTTTGCTTTTCTATATAGTTTAGTAAGCTCTACTAACCATTGTTTACAGATGATAGCACCAGCACTCTGTAGTAATTGGTTGAGGGCACTATGTGGTGATCTAATCTTTAACAGTCTCCCGTCAAGGCCAACTATCTGAGGCTTCTTTGCTGCTTTAGCTACCCTATCTTTTAAAACACCATAAGCTGGGATCATCTCAACATAATCAGCAATCATTTTCTTACCAGCACTAGAGCCCTTACCCACAATCTCTCCAATCTTACCAGCACCAGCGCCGTATAATACAGCATATGAAAATGTCTTAGCCTCATCCCGTGTTGATAACCCTAGAGCTTCCTTTACTTTAATATGAATGTCACCACTAAGAATTTCCTCAGTATATTCAGGATCGTTCATGTAGTGGGCAAGGCATCTCAACTCCAAGCCTGATGCGTCAGTGCCGAACAACACATAGTCTTCATCCAGTCCTGATGTGAATAGGCTACGGCATTCCTTACCATATGGTGAATATGTTGCAGGTACTTGACCCAAGTTAGGTGAGTGATGGGCCATACGATTAGATATGGCACCAATGGTTATCACTGATCCATATACCTTACCATTCTTAGTTGCCTTGATCCATGAGTTGATCTGTGTGATCCTCTTACCCAGCATCATATACTCCATGATTAGCTGGGCCTGTGGTATATCTACACCCTCAAGGACTGCCTCATCAACGATGATGCTACCCTTATCAGTCTTCTTCTTAGGCTTCCAACCATGGTGGATGAGGTGCTTGGCTATCTGTTGACGTGAGGCTAGGTTAAACTCAGGCCAGTCAATGAGGGAGAATACCCCATCAACATAGGCTTGAGCATCACCTAAGCATTTAATCTGTCCTTTACCCCACTCACCAGACTTGGTACGTTTAGGTGTGACAACCCTGTTAAAGTCTGGCAGGGGTTTAAAAGTATCATGTACCTCTGCCTCCAGATTAAACTTCTTAGCCTCAAGCTGGGCCACAAGTATGTCTGCCCCACGTACATCGAAGGGCCAGCCATTGAACTCCTGTTGTGTCACGATAGCCTTGACACGGTACTCAAGCTCAAGTGATGATCTACTGAACTTCTTCAGCTTCTTACGTAGGTACTTATAAACTTTAACGGTGAGCTTAGCATCCTGTGTGCAGCGCCTCATCATGTCCTCGGTGAACACTGACCAGTCCTCATGCTCCAGCTTCGCATCCTTAAACCTCTCACCATATGCGGCAAGGGAGTGACCACCTTTCATGTCAGGCTCAGCAAGCTGAGACATAACCATAGTGTCCTCCTGTATACTGAGGGGGATGTGAACCTTAAGCAGTCTGGCAATGGCTGGTGTGTCGTAGCCTATACCATTATGGAATACCCACTTGGTAACTTTCTTAGCATACTTAGGGAATAGGGTATAGCATTCTTCTTGACGGAACTCATCTACATCCCCTGTATCAAGGTCAACACATGAGATGCAGTGTACTAAGGTAGGGTGTAGGCTGTCAGTCTCAATGTCACATGATACTTCCATGTTGTGTTACTCCTTTTCTAACGCCTTAATACGTTCCAGCATTAACTCAAACGTCTTAGGTACTGATCGTGGCAGGGCGGTGTAGTGCTCAGTCCTACAGTTGGGACAGTACGGCATGTATCTCTCGTTGGGCATGTCTTCAAGGCTTATGTCACCATCAGAATGTTCACCACAGTTAGTGCATTGCATGTCATATTACTCCTTTATGTATGTGTGTGGTAGGCACCACCGGACTCGAACCGATACCTTCACTGTTATGAGCAGCAAGTTCTACCAATTAAACTAGATGCCTGTTTTCAATTCTGTAACTTCTTCATGTTCTTAACTAACAACTCTAACTCTTTTAGAGTAGCATTAGATTTCATAGTGTTAGCTTTACTAGAGATAACTTGTACATTCTCAGGAACATATCCTTTAGTCGGATCAATCCTATCAAGCGAAGGTGATCCCTCCTCAATCCGACCTACCCCTTTACGTAAAGGAATATTTAAAAGAGGACACATTTCTGGTATAACTATGTCACTAGGACTTAACTTAAACTCAATGCCCTTCTTCTTTGCCCTTCCTCTAGCTGACCATACCATTCTTTTTTCTAAGTTATTAGCATAGTAATTTACACGCTGATCAGATATGTATTCTTTAGAGTACTCTTTCTTCTGCTTAAGAATCCTATCTCTATTTCTATAATAGTACTCCTTACTTTTCTTTCTAATCTTATCAGTATTATCTTTCTTACTCCGATAGGCAGCACACCTAGCAGTATTACAAGAGCTACACATAACAGCATTATCTGTAGAAAGATGGTGATTGATTTGACTTAAGGAGAAAGCTCCCTTATCTAAATCTTTGTTACACTTATAGCAATGAATGATCATGAAATATAATATACTATACTCCACGATCATACACAAGACTTAACCGTCAAACACAGTGAACTCATCATCCTCGTCTTCTAAGACAGTTTCATATAGTCTTCCTGTATCCTTATCGTATCCTAAGTAAGTAGCTACTCCTCCCATTCCTGAGTATCTGTTTTTCAAGATACGCATGGTCGTAGTGTTGGCTTCCTTCTCAGTAGCAGCTTGTTGTTGACGCTCCATTGCAATGACAGCATCACTAAGCTGTGCAATTGATTGTGATCCTCTAAGATGCCCAATAGAAATCTCTTTACCGTCTTCGGCTCCTTTATCAGTACTGGTACGCTTCAGATGAGATACCAGCACCATGCCACATTGGGTTTCTTCAACCATACTACGAAGTCTTGTCATTAGAATATCAATAGACCTCCGTTCATCACCGCCTTCCTGTCCAGACACAAGAATAGATAAGTGATCTAAAAAAATCCAGCGGCACCCTAATGCCTTAATCATGTACCGGATACGTGACAGGATTTCATCGTTGTCCAATGAGCCGAAGTGATCGAAGCCAAAGAACTTACCACCACCCACAGTCTTCTTTTGATACTCTTTAAGCTCATCCTTTGGGAACTTGTCACGTATCTCTTTAATGTTAAGACGTGCGTTAGCCTCAACACTCATGATGTGCCAGCATGTCTGGTTAATGTTCTCCTCAAGGGCAAGGACACCAATGTTATCATCACACACCTTCATGAAGTGGTGTTGTAGTTCCCTAAGTACTGATGACTTACCAGTCCCAGTACCTGCCGTGAGTGTGACAAGCTCACCAGTACGTAGCCCATAGAGCATGGTATTCATACCATCCCATGGATACAGGACAGTGGTCTGGTTGTCTTCGTTGAATAGGGCATCACCAATGTCGGCAAGGTTAATGATCCCAGCCGGTGTGTACACTGATGCAGCCCACCATGCCTTAGTGAAGTCTTCAAACTTACCAGCCTTGAGGTACTCGTTAGCATCCTTAAGGTCAAGCCTAACGATCTTACATTTGTTAGGGGAGAACAGGGATGCAACCTTTGCCTCTGCCTTCTTACCAGCCTCATCATTATCGAAGCAGATAACCACAGTCTCAAAGCTGTCAAGGTATTCGAAGTTCATCTTCACATCTTTAACAGCACCGCTGCTACCGTTACGGACAGACACAGAAGCGTACTTCGATCCGGTCAACTGATACCCTGACATGGCATCAACTTCACCTTCATATAAGGTGACGAACAACCCACCCTTGGGAAACAGGTGTTGTCCAAACAGGGTTGCCCTACCCATGTCACCTTCAATGAAGAAGTTCTTATCAGCACACTGCCTAACCTTATTAGCAATGAGGGAACCGTTGTCTGTGTGGTATGGATACCAATGCTTGGTAGTCTTACCTCCCACTACCTCAGTGGTCACACCATACTTCTTAGTAGTAGTGTCCTTAAGGTATCTGTCAGGGATGGCACCATATGTATCACCTTTAGTGAGGCGTCCACCATGGGTTGGGGTAGTCTGTACAGTCATAGGGGTAGTACCATCACCACTAACGAATGAGGTACAGTTAAAGCAGTAAGTATGTCCATCACTATAGGTGACGTTGCCGTGATCAGTGCTACAGTTATTACACTTGCCTCGTGTTGTAGGCTTACTATCAGTCTTGTGTGTACTCAGATCATACTTCATCTGACAACCTTTCCATAATCGTGTCAATTAATAGAGTTGAATTATTATACATAGCTAAAGCTGCTTGAAGTTCTGGTGAAGATGCTAAGGTCTCTGGGAAGTATGCTTCCAACGCCTCTGGACGGTCATACTTCTCAAGCCAGTATTGGAACATGTGTGCAGGTTCATCGCTCATTGTGCTGCTGCCTTTTCTAATGCTTTCATAATCAA